GGGGTCAGCTAACGGCATGCTGTGGATTGCCCCGTCTGAGAACTCACAAGAAGATGGTGACTACATGGTATTCATTAGTTCTACTGGTCAGTACGATAAAGTAAAAGGCCGCACAGCTGCGTATGCTAGAAACCAAGAGTTAAAGGATGCATTCTTAGCTGAACTAGCACAAGAGCCTGTACTTGCAGAAAAACCAGTGCAACCAACTACAACAGGCACTCAAGAGCTATGATAAAGAACGTCCCTCCAGCCCACTCGTTTACCTATGATGGTGCGAGGATTAACGTATTTTACGTTAACAAGGGTGAGGGGTTGCCTAGACATAGCCACATATACGCTCATGCATCGTTTTGTACAGCAGGTTCATGTATAATTCGTAAAGAAAACAAAGAGCTTGTGATGGACAAAACCACACAGCCAGTAAACTTATTACAAGACAGTTGGCACGAGATAGAAGCACTAGAAGACAACACCGTATTCATTAACGTATTCGCGGATAAACATAATGGCTAAGAAGACACCATCACTTGCAGTAGGGCGCGGAGAGAAGCTTCCAGTATCAGAAGGCGCTGGACTTACAGCTAAAGGTCGTGCAAAATACAACAAAGCAACTGGATCTAAGTTAAAGGCCCCTGCTCCTAATCCTAAAACGGAGAAAGATGCTGCTCGTCGTAAGTCGTTCTGCGCTCGTATGTCCGGGATGCCTGGTCCGATGAAGGATGAAAAAGGCAGACCTACCCGCAAAGCAGCTTCTCTTAAACGATGGAACTGCAAATAATGGAAATGATGGTATGGAACATCGTGCTAACTGGATTGGTGGCTATAATGGGTTTTGTGATTAAAGCAAAATTTGAAGAGCTGGATCGTCTTGGCATTTTATTAAACCGAACTAGAGAGGAAATTGCCCGTGACCACATCACTCGCGCAGAAGTACGTGCAGACATTGAAAAAATTATGGAACGTTTTGATGACGGCTTTAACCGGCTGGAAGCAAAAATTGATAAGCTTGCTGAAAAAAGGATAGATCATGGATAAATACGAAGATCTAGTGACAGAAGAGGACAAACGGGCTTTTAAAGATAAAGCACGTAATGCTCAAATTAAAGCGGACGCTGAAGCAATGCGTAAAAAGTACCCTGAAAAAGCTAAAAAGGCTGAAAAACCTGTAATGGTTGAAAAGAAACAGGTAGGTAACTTTGTTGTAGATGACTCAGAGCCTACTGAAAAAGAACTAAAAATGTTACAGCAGATGAAAAAGGAAATGGACATGGACCGAAATACGGAACGTGGTGCCACTCGTCCTAGAAGACTTGATTATGTGGAACCTTTTAAAAAAGGCGGCATGGTAACAAAAGGTAATGGTTGCGCTGTTCGTGGCGTTAAGAAATTTAAAACGTATTAATTAAGGAGTAATATCATGGCTGGAAGAGGAATGGGAGCTGCAACAAGTGGTGGCGGTTGTGTTGAAAAAGGCGCTAAAAACAAAATGGTATCTAAGACAAGCAAAGAAATCGATCCTGTTTTCTTGGCTCATGGCGGTGAAGTAAGCCCTCGCAAGCGCATGGCCATGGGCATGAAATCTGGCGGTGAAGCCAAAAAAATGAACATGGGCGGTTATGCTTCAGGTATGGGCATGAAAAAAGGCGGCAGTGCTAAAAAAATGCACAAGATGCCTGATGGCTCTATGATGCTTGATAGCGATATGAAAAAACCGAAAAAAATGAAAAAAGGTGGTAGTTGCTAAATGGCTACTTCAGGTACCACGGTATTTGATTTACAGATTGATGAGCTTGTAGAAGAGGCTTTTGAACGTTGTGGCATGCAAATGACCCACGGTAATCAGCTTAGAACAGCTCGTCGCTCGCTCAATCTAATGTTTTTAGAATGGGCCAACCGTGGCTTGAATTTGTGGACAATTGAATTAGCAACTTACAACCTTATTGCAGGGCAATATGAAATTGTATTGGACACCGATACGGTAAATGTCCTATCTGCGGTAATTCGAGACAGCTCACAAAGCCCTCCGGTTGATATTGTCATAGACCGCATTAGTCGAGCTGAATATTTGCATATTCCAGACAAGTCAACTCAGGCGCGACCTGCACAATTGTATGTAGAACGCACGAACGTACCTAAGGTGTATCTTTACCCTTCCCCAGATCAAAGTGCTGTCTATCAGCTCAGATACTACCGTATTAAGCGAATGGACGATGCGGGCGATTACACTAACACTGCAGACGTTAATTTTAGGTTTTTGCCTTGCCTTGCTGCCGGATTAGCGTACTATCTGTCACTTAAATATGCAGTAGATCGTACTCAAGTATTAAAAGCTTTTTATGAAGAAGAATTTGCTAGAGCAGCTGCAGAAGATAGGGATACGGCAAGCTGTTTTTTTGTTCCAGACGTAGGGGCATAATGTGGCCTACGCCTCGGGTAAATTTTCTTTTGGGCTGTGTGATTACTGTGGGCAGCGTTATCCCTTTAATGTTTTACGTAAAAACTGGCGTGGATTTAAGGTTTGTCCGGATGACTACGAGCCAAAAGAACCTCAATTAGATCCGTTGCGCTTTGTAGCTGATGCAATATCCCTTGATCAGCCTCGCCCGGACAGGATAGAACCGATGCAGGTATATGTAAATGCACCAGGAGACACTGCGTTTCAAAGTATTGGAAGTGCTAATAACACGGTGGACATGCGTCCATACACGCCCGACCAGGACATTATTGGGGTCGGTACCTTAGGAAACGTTACGGTGGTAATAACATGACATATGATGAACTAATTACGAATATTCGAAATTACACGGAAGTGGACAGTAACGTATTTACTGCGCCTGTGCTCAATACCTTTATTACGATGGCTGAAAATCGGATCCTTAGGGATATTGACTTAGACGTATTTAAGCGTGAGGCTGCAGGGACCATGTCCACAGGAAATAAGTTTCTAGCTGCGCCTGCTGATATTTTAACTCATCGCTACATAATGATTACCAAAGACGGGGAACAAATATTCCTTGATTTTAGAGATACTTCTTTCATGAAAGAGTATTGGGCAGATAGTGCTTCAACTGGAACACCTAGGTATTATTCTGTATGGGATCAAAATACTTTTTACATTGCCCCTACGCCAGATCAAAATTATGTAGTGGAACTAGGGTATATTATTAGCCCTGAAACACTATCTTCTACTAACCCTACTACTTGGGTAAGTCTTAATGCACCAGAAGCATTGTTATATGCGTGTTTAATTCAAGCATATAGCTATACCAAAGGCCCTGCAGATATGCTCGCTTATTTTGAAAATAGCTATAAACAAGCGATCCAAGGTCTGGGTGTTGAGCAGCAGGGTCGTCGTCGTAGAGATGAATGGAGAGACGGGATGCCTAGGGTAGTGGTTAAATCTCCATCTCCAGGTCCTTAGTCATTAATGGTAAGATAATGGTTACGTAGTTTAAATTAATTAGGAGTTTAAAATGGCAATTGCACAAGCAATGTGCACAAGCTTCAAGGTCCAGCTACTTAGTGGCGCACAAAATTTTAATACGGGTACAACAAAGGTTTATAAAATCGCGTTGTATACATCAGCAGCTACGCTAGGCGCAACGACTACCGCATACTCAACGACAAACGAAGTAGTGGGTACAGGGTACACTGCGGGTGGTGAAATATTAACAGTCTCTCAAATTCCTACGTCATCAAGCACAACAGCGTTCATTGATTTTGCGGATAAAACCTGGCCTAATGCTACTATCACTGCTCGCGGTGCCTTGATTTATAACAGTACAGATAATACAGCGGTTGCGGTACTTGACTTTGGTGCAGATAAGACATCCACAGCGGGTAACTTTACTATTGTATTTCCAACACCTAACGCATCAAACGCAATCTTACGTATCGCCTAATTAGGAGTAAAATATGTCGGGGTGCACGGTTAACGTATCAGCAGTTGTAGGTATAGGGCAATTAGGAAATGTGTTAATATGGGGGCTAATTCCAGATGGGCAAAACCCAAACTGGGCAGACATAAATGATGGACAAACACCTAATTGGACTGCAGTAAACGACGGACAAACCGTAACATGGGTAGAGGTAATAACATAATGAGTAATGAAAACCAAACCGAATCTGAAATCATGCAACCTGCGGAGCCAACTGAGCCTGTAGAAAAGCAAGATGTAGTTGTTGAAGTGACCGGGTTTAAATTAGAGATATTAAAAGGGTTATAAAATGCCAAGTAACTATTCAGCCTTAAAAATTGAGTTAATGGTCACGGGGGAGCAATCCGGAACTTGGGGTACTATTACCAATACTAATTTAGGCACGGCGCTTGAAGAGGCGGTTGTGGGCCGTGCTACGGCTAACTTTACATCCGATGCTAACTTAACTATTTCACTGACAGATACAAACGCTACACAAGTTGCTCGAAACTACATCCTTAACGTAACATCAGGTGTATCACTTACTGCTACAAGAAACTTAGTTGTACCGTCAATTAACAAGCCATATATTATTGAGAACAACACTACTGGCGGACAAAGTATTGTAGTAAAAACAGCTGCAGGTACAGGCGTGACCGTACCTAACGGCAAAAGAACAATGGTCTAC